GGTGGTGATCCAGATATTAACATACATTCTGCTACAGAAGGAACTGGTGTTGAAGATGGTGCTATTAGTGGATTAAGTGAGACATTATTGGTCAATGCAGGTGATGCAACATTAGGAAGTAAAGTTTACTTTACTGCCCTTCCAGCAGCCGATGAATTTTTATACTTAACTTGTGGTACAACTACAGACGGTGACTTTACAGCAGGTAAATTATTCATTGAATTGATGGGTTATGCAGCTTAATAGGAGTTTGATATGGCAGGAACAAGATCTGACGTAAAAGCCTTTAATGTGAATCAAGGAGCCTCCGCTGCTGTGGTAGGACCTGCACGATCTAGAATAAGACAAATAGTCGTATTTGGTAATTCTGCTGGTGCTCTTACTATAACAGACGGTAATGGTGGATCCAATTTGATAGTGCAAAGTTTTCCAACTGGATTACACACTCTTAATATTCCAGACAATGGTATGTTGGCAGAGAGTGGTGCGTATCTATCTGCGTTCACTGGCAGTGGTAACAAGTTGACTATATTTCTATCGTAATGGCTAGAAAGCAAGATAAGCAACCGCCAAAAACAAAAAAATATTTCCGCTCTACCAAAAGTGGAGCGGGGATGACAACGGCAGGTGTTGCCAAATATAGAAGAGACAACCCTGGAAGTAAGTTAAAAACAGCGGTTACTGGTAAAGTTAAAGCCGGTAGTAAAGCTGCAAACAGACGCAAATCATTTTGTGCACGATCAGCAGGGCAAATGAAAAAATTTCCTAAAGCTGCAAAAAATCCCAATAGCCGTTTAAGACAAGCGAGAAGAAGATGGAAATGTTAAATACAAGAGATTTCATAAATGGTCTTTCTGTAATTCTTGCTGCAGGTTCTATTGTTTGGATAGTAAGCACTCTCATTGAGGTTGATAAAAGAACAGCAATGACAGAGATGAAAGTTTCTGAGAATCACAAAATGATAAAACCTTTATGGGAAAATTTTGTTAGGAGTAAACAAGATGGTTATGTCGAGAAGCTCGATGAGCAAACAGATTTCAAAGTCCGTTTCAAGTGGAAGTAAGAGAAAGCCAAGAAGAAAAAAGAAAAATATTAAAAGGAAGACCTATTAAATACTGCCCTGATTGTGGAAGAAAAAGATGGTCTTGTAGATGTTACAAAGAGGAGAAATTAAATGCCCAAAGACGCCTGTTATCACAAAGTCAAAGCTAAATTTAAAGTTTTTCCTTCCGCGTATGCTGGAGGAGCTATTGCAAAATGCCGTAAGGTAGGCGCTGCAAATTATGGAAAATCAAAAAAGAAAAAAGATGGTGGTCTTATGTCAGCCATAAAGAAAGTCAAAAGCGAAACCATGTCTGCTAGAGATGGTAAAGCAGTAAGAATGACAAAAAGAAAATCAAAAAACCCAAATATTGCAAGGGGTTGTGGCATGGTGTTAAACGAGAAACGCAAGGTTACAAAGTATAGCTAATGGCAGTAAGAAAAACAAAAGCTGGACTAGCTCTTAAACGGTGGTTTAAAGAAGACTGGAAAGATGTCAAAACGGGCAAGGCTTGTGGTCGTCAAAAAGGAGAAAAAAGAAGCACTCCGTATTGCAGACCAAGTAAAAGGATTAGTTCTAAAACACCAAAAACTACATCAGAGATGACAACTAAAGAAAAAAGAAGTAGGATTAATCAAAAGAATCGGCTGGGTCAACCAGCTGGTAAACCAAGAAGAGTAAAGTCATTAACTAGAAAAAGGAAAAAATAATGCCAGGAAAAAAAATGGATCTTAAAAAGATTAAAACAATAGGAGCAGGCAAAAACAAGCCTAATATAAAAGTTGGTAAAGGAATGAGAAAATCTGGTAAAATCAAAGGAAGAAAGATGGGTGGTAAAGTCTAGTGGCAACATCAAACTCAAGAGATTTTGATTTAGATGTCGGAGAACTCATCGAAGAGGCATATGAAAGATGTGGCTTAGAGATGAGAACTGGCTACGATGCTAGAACTGCCAGACGTTCATTAAATCTTATGTTTGCTGACTGGGCAAACAGAGGACTTAACTTATGGACAGTAAAGCAAGAAACTGTGTCAGTTGTTTCGGGTACTGCTACTTACACATTAGACGCTACTTATGTAGATTTACTAGAAGTTGTTCTAAGAAATAGCAGTAACACTGATTTTACTTTGACACAGATGAGCCGTAACGAATATTTAACTATTCCAAATAAAACAGCTACGGGTCAACCAAGTCAGTATTTCTTTGATCGACAGACAATACCTACAATAACATTGTGGTCAACACCAAATGCTTCTTTTACTCTTGTGTATTACTATGTAAGACGAATACAAGATGCAGACTCTTTAACGAACACAACAGACGCTCCTTTTAGATTCTTACCTTGTATGGCAGCGGGTCTTGCTTATTATATATCAATTAAAAAAGCACCAGACAGAATACAAATTTTAAAAACCTTGTACGAAGAAGAGTTTCAAAGAGCAGCAGCCGAAGATGCTAATAGTACTCCTCTTAAACTAACACCTAATCTTTCATATTTGAGTTATTAATGGCTAGATACGCAAGTGGAAAAAAAGCATGGGGATATTCAGATAGATCTGGATTTCGTTATCGTTTGCGTGAAATGAGAAAAGAATGGAATGGATTAAAAGTAGGATTAGATGAATATGAAGAAAAGCATCCACAGTTAGAGCCTAATTATCCAGGCCCAGATCCAACAGCACTTTATGAGCCAAGACCAGATCAAAGAACTGAAGTTAGTGTAGAAAATTTATTAATTTTAAATCCTTTTATATCTGGTTCTGCAAGTAGTAACACTATAACTGTCGTAGAACCTTCTCATGGTAGATCATCAAGTGATACTGTAAGATTTAGAGATGCAGTTGGATTTGATGGTTTTACAGCAACTGTTTTGAATAATTCTACTGGTTATGCTATAACAAAAGTTAATGATGACACATACACATTTACTGCTAGTAGTGGAACTGCTACAACTGGAGAACTAAGAGGTGGTGGTGGATCTGTCACTGCGGGACCTGCAACATTGGGGACATAGATGAGTTTTACATTAGCGACATTAAAGACAGCTATACAAGATTACGCAGATAATGGTGAAACATCTTTTGTCAATAACCTACCTAATTTTATTAAAGCTGCCGAAGAAAAAATTTTTAAAAGTATTGATTTAGATATTTTTAGAAAAAATGTAACAAGTGCGTTTACATCATCAGATGCTTTTTTAACAGTACCTGCTGATTACCTAGCTTCGTTTTCTTTGCAGATAACAACGTCTGGTTCTGAAGATTTTTTACTTCAGAAGGATGTAAACTTTATAAGAGAGTATGCACCTAGTTCTTCTACAACTGGGGTTCCAAAATACTATGCACGGTTTGACGAAGATAATTTTATAGTAGCACCTACTCCAAACTCTAATTATACACTACAATTAAACTATTACTTTAGACCAGCTAGTTTGACCGCAGGTGCCGACAGTGGTACAACTTGGATTAGTACAAATGCACCATTTGCTTTGTTATATGGTTCTTTGGTAGAGGCTTCTATCTTTATGAAGAGTGAGCCAGATACTATACAAAGTTATAATGGATTGTACGGACAGTATTTAGAGAGACTAAAAGACTTAGGTGAAGCAAGAGAAAACACAGACGGATATAGAGTTGGTCTACCATCAAGACCGAGAACATAGGAGACTTAAATGGCAACAGCAAATGCAGCAACCAATTATCTAGAGAGAAGATTATTACACTTCTTGTTTAAGAATAATTCTCTTAGTTTGTCCTCTCCTGGGGACAGTATTTATGTAGGACTTGCAACGGCAGTAAGTGCAGCTGAAACTGGATCAGTAACAGAAGCAAACTTTACAAACTATGCCAGACAACAAGTTACAGCAGCGAACTGGACAACCATAGGTGCAGATTCAACAGATACACAGACTGCAATCAATGCAGCTAATATCGAGTTCCCAGCTTCTGGGGGTGGTGGTACAGATACAGTAACACATGTTTTTATAGCAGACGCATCTAGTAGTGGTAACATACTTTTTGTAGGAGCTTTGGATGCAAGTAAGGCAATAGCAAGTGGTGATATATTTAGAATTAATGCAGGGAATCTAACAATAGAGTTGAAGTAATGGCATTAGTAATATCGGATAGAATAAAGGAGTCATCGACCACAACTGGCACTGGTACATTAACACTAGGTGGTGCCGTTACTGGTTTTGAAACCTTTACCGCTAATTTAAGTAATGGGGATACGACTTATTATTGTTGCACAGATAACACAGACTTTGAAGTTGGTCTGGGTACATTTACAACATCGGGCACTACACTTGCTAGAACAACAATACTTGCTAGTTCTAATTCTAATAATGCTGTTAATTGGAGTTCTGGCACAAGAACTGTGTTTTGTACTTTACCTGCTGCAAAAACTGTCTTTCTAGATGCTAGTGGTAATACTTCAGTAAGTGGTTCAGTAACTGCTGGTAGTTTTGTTATTGGTTCAGCAGATATAAATGAGAATGATCTTGAGTCTATAGATGGTATAACAGCAGGAACTGTAGCTGCCTCAAAAGCTGCGGTTGTAGATACTAACAAAGATATTACTGGCTTTAGAAATGTAACACTAACTGGTGAGTTGGATGCAGGAAGTTTAGATGTGTCGGGGGATGCCGATATAGATGGTACAACAAACTTAGATATTGTTGATATAGATGGTGCCGTTAGTATTGATGCTGCAACAACTATAGGCACTAATAATAAAATACAATTTAGAGATACTGCGTTATATATAAACTCGTCTACCGATGGACAGTTAGA